AAGACGACCGGGACGGCCTTGACCCATAACGACAAGAATATCGGCCACGATCACAAGCACACTGATGTTATGCCCGGTGGGGCATTGACGGGGCCACCGCAATGACGAACGATACAGCTGTAAAACACATCAGGTTTCACTGGGACATGACGTTCGGTCATGTCGTATCTGTCGTGACATTCATATTCGCGGCAGGGGCGGCCTATTATGGCATGAAAACCGAGGTCTCCATTGTGAAGTCCGACGTTTCGCGCATCACCTCCGATGTGGCGAAGGTCGAGGGAGCCGTGGACAAGCTCGCCCGCATCGTCGAAATCTCCGTGCGGCAGGATGAGCGCCTCACCTCGATAGCCGACCGCATCGCGCGGCTTGAGCGTCAGGTCGAGAACGCCGTCTCGGAGCACAACAAGCTGTTGCGGCAGCAGGATAGGAGCGGTCCATGACCGGGCTCTGGCGCCGCGCCCTGATCTTCGTCGCCGTCGCCGCGCTGGCGGTATCGCTCGCTGCGATGCTGCGCGCCGACGAGGGGCGGCACCAGCCGGGCGAGTCGCACTGGTATGACCATGCCTGCTGCTCGCTCCGCGACTGCTACCCTGTCGTCGGGGAAGTCCGCGTCACCCCGCGTGGCTACGAGTTCCCCGGTGGTCAGGTGGCGCGAACCTGCCGCGTGAGCAAGGATCATCGCTGGCACATCTGCACGAACCCCTCGGGCGCGATGATCGTCACCTCGGATGGGAAGCCTTGCTGCTACGCCCCTCCGCAATCGTTCTGAAAGGAGTTGTCATGTCGACACGGCGCGAGACCTACGAGGTGACGGATCGGTGCGGCGGATGGATCGCGGGGCGCCGGGTCGGGCGCCTGCCCATCGGCGCGAACGGCCGCCCCATCGTCGAACTCACCAAGAGCGAGGCAGAGCATGAGCTGCGCACGGGTCTCATCGTGCCCTACATCGAGCGTCAGGACACAACCCCTGCCACCGAGGAGCGGCGTCCGCTGTTCGCCGAGACGCAGCCAGCCGATGACGATGAGGCGCCGCTGGCGCCGGTGGAGTCCATCCCTGCCACGCCGGCCGCAATGGCAGAGATCACGCCGGAACTTGAGGCGCAAGCCATCGAGCTTCCGAAGCTGAAATTGCGCGGCCGGGCCGCGAAGCGCCGCGCAAGGGCGAAGGGGTGATCGCAGATGTCGTCGCTCGGGATGGACCGCGAGACTGGGATGTCGCTGACGGGCTGGAGCCATGTCATGCAGTCGGTCGCGGACATCCTGACCGTCCGGGTCGGCGAGCAGTTCCTCCGGCGCTGGTATGGATCGCCGGCGGTGCGGCTGCTCGGTGAGCTGGGGAACCAGCGGAACATCGTCCGGTTCTTCAACGTCGTGAAGATCGCCATCGACCTGTGGGAGCCGCGCTACCGCATCCGCCGCATCATCCCCCTGTCCCTCGACCGGGCCGGCACGTTCGCCTTCCAGATCGAAGGCACCTACTACCCGAGGGGCCACCTCGGGGATTTCACGCCGGCGGGGGTCCGCAGGGTCACGATCAGCGCCGATGGCGGCAGCTTCAACGTGGAGTGACGGATGACACGCTTTACCGCGACCACCATCGACCTCTCTCAGCTCCCGGCGCCGGATGTCATCGAGGCGCTCGACGAGGAGACCGTCATCGCCGCGCTGTCGGATGACATGGTCGCGCGCTATCCGCCCATCGCCGGGGTGATCCAGCTTGAGTCCGAGCCGAGCCGGAAGCTGATCGAGGTGTTCGCCGGCGGCGACGTGCAGCTCCGGGCGCGGATCAATGACGCCGCGCGCGCGGTGATGCTGGCCTTCGCGGTCGGCGACGATCTCGAACACCTCGGGTCGTTCTTCGGCGTGACCCGCATGGAAGGCGAGACGGACGCCCGGCTCCGCCGCCGCATCCAGCTCGCCCCGGAAGCCTATGCGACGACCGGATCGCAGGGCAGCTACATCTACCACGCCCTCTCGGCCGATCCGGGCATCCTCGACGCCACCGCGATGCGCTCGCGCCCCGGCTATGTGGACGTCTACATCATCGGCAACCAGCCGGACCCAGCGCCCACGGCGGCGCAGCTCACCGCCGTGCGCGAGCGCCTCGCCGACACATCCATCAAGCCGTTGACGGATGTCGTCCGCGTCTATCCGGCCCGCGTCGTCAACACGACCGTGGCCGCCAAGATGGTCCTCTATCCCGGCCCGGACTCGGCTCTGGTCAGGTCGGCCGCGCTCACCGCGCTGGACCGGCAGCTCACGGCGAACCGCCGGATCGGCGTTGACCTCATGCGCTCCTCCATCATCTCCCGCCTTCATCAGGATGGCGTCCACTCGATCATCCTGTCGTCGCCCGAGACCGACATCATCCTCGACGGGACGCAGGTGGCGCATGTGACCGCCGTTGACGTGACCGTGACCGGAAGGGACGAGTGATGAGGCCGTGGCCGAACCTTCTGCCGCAGAACTCGACGCCCCTTGAGGTCGCCTTCAACGAGGTCGCGCAGGAGGCCACGCTCGGCCTGCCCGTGCCGCTGCGCCAGCTCTGGCGCCCCTACGAGATCGACGAGTCGCTGCTGCCCTATCTCGCATGGGCCATGTCGGTCGATCTGTGGGATGAAAGCTGGCCGATTGAGAAGCGCCGGTGGGTTGTCGCGACCGAGATCGAGCGCCACCGGCGCAAGGGGACCCTGTGGGCCATCGACGCCTACATCCGCATCGCCGGCGGCTCCCTTCTTCGCGCGACCGTCCCGCCATCGGCGACATTCCTGTCCAAGGTCTATACCGAGGAGCAGCGCAGGGAGTTCCTTGCGCTATTCCCGCAGCTCCGGGTCCGGCCATACGCGCCGGTCGGGCCGGTCGGGCCTCTGGCCTTCCTCGGGCACACCTATCCGGGGCCGTCGACCAAGTGCTTTCCCCGCCAGACGGTCTCCGCGCGCGGCTACAGGCGCGACGCCGTCATGTGGGATCGCGGCGTCGAGACGCCCCTGACGTGGCGCGAGCGGCGCACCGAGACCTATTCCGGCGTCGAGACCGTGTTCGACGAGATCGTGCTGCCGGCCCGCGCCTCCGGCCAGCTTTTCCTCGACGCCCCGCCCAAGAGCAGGATGTTCATGGGGCCGCCGGGCGCACCGGAACGGATTGTCACGCTCTCCGTGAACCGGACCTACGAATACACCATCGGCGCCGCCGCCTATCGCACGGTCGTCCCCGGATTGACGCCGATCCATGTCGATCCGGTCCTGACCTTTGATCGCGGCCGGGCGCATCCCGGAGCGATGTTCGCCGGCCTCCCGCTGCGGAAGCGATACCTCATCCCGAGCAGTGCATGGCGCCGCGTTTACGAGTGCTTCTACTTGCACGACCCGGAGCGGTCCCCGAGAAAGAGAGGCGGATGGGCCTTCCTCGGGCACACGCGCCTCGGGATCGCCCCCTACACGGCGGAGCTTGACGTCCGCATGCGCCGCAAGCTGCCGAAGGCTAGGGCGTGGCGGTATGTCAGAGGGTGGGTTCTTGGTGAAGATCGCTCTGCAATCTCTCGCATCTGCGAGGCGGCGGTCGCCGGGAAGGCGCTCCGCGACAAGGTTCTTGTGCAGTTCCGGACGGTTCGGCCGGCCCTGCCATCCGACAATATCCCCATAGGGTCGCCCATCGGAGCACTCATCAGGAGTTAACACATGGAACGGCAGGTTATCTTTCGGGCGAATCAGGAACTCATCAGCACCGACCTGAACAACGTCGAGGCTTTCACCTCCGACTCGCTCGACCATGTTGTCAACGATGCTGTCTCGGCCGGGCGCCACTACGCCGGCCTCGGCGTCTCGAAAACGTCGGCGACCGCCGTCACGGTGGACACCGGCCGCTTCTACAATGCTGGCGCGGTCTATTACCGCTCGACGCCGACGGTCATCGACCTGTTCAACAACCTCCCGCTTGTCACCGCGAAGATCGTGACCATCGCGATCTACGGGCAGACCATCGACACCGACACGCAGCCGCGTGACTTCCTGATCGACGTCGACACGCAGGAAGTGGAGCCGCAGGCGGTCCCGATGGAGCGCCGCCGGAACCTCGAAATCACGACCATCATCGGGGCGGAGTCGTCGAACCCGCAGGCACCGGCGGTCTCGGCCTCCTACCTGCCCATCGCGAACGTGCTGCTCGACCCAGCCGGCGTCGTCTCCGTCGAGCAGATCAGCAGCAACACGCTGCCGAACCTTGCCACGAACGCGCAGATTCTCGCGATCCTCCAGCGGTGGCGCGACCAGACCGGCGTCCGCCTCGACACCCTCGCCTCGGACCTGTCGTCGATCCTTGCCCGCCTCGGTGGCCTCGCCGCCGGCGGCGAGCTGGCCGGTGTCCGGGAG